TGACTTTCAAACGCATACATTATCGCTTTTGCGATTACATCGATTTCGATTGTTGCCACGGCGACGCCGTCTTTGATTATGATTGTACCGCCCGCGTATTCGACAACGCGGTTTAATGCGTCTTGCGCGGTTGCAAGAGCCGCCGCCGATGTAACGTCGGACTCTTCCGCCTGTGCTTTTGCGCGATTTGCGTTTTGCGTTGCGGCGATTGCATTTGTACTTGCCGCATTTGCGGTTGATACGGCATTTGCCGCGCGAGTCAAAGCGTCTTGCGCGATTGCGTTTACGGTTGTATAATCGTCGACGCCCGTAATGACCTTAACAAGATTAGTTATTGCGCCGCCTTCCATAGCGAACGAATACAACGGACATTCGTACACCCTGTTTGCGGTTTCAGCCGCCGCCGCGTATGTGTCTTGCTGTGTGAGCGCGATGTTGGCGAGTGTTGTACCCGTTTTTACGACAAGAGTACAATTATCGTCGTCGGACGGGTGGTATGTTTCAATTCGGGCGCAAAGATACCCGACCTTGCCGTTTTCGATTGTAACCGCGACCGTTTCCGCGCTTTCGATTTCGTTCATACGACCTTGTATCACAAACGCGCCACTTCCGACCGATATTACATTGTTTACCGCGGACGCGGCGAGTTCGTTTCCGTAACCCTTGTAAAATCCGTCTGCGTGTGTTTGGTCGATAAACCTTGACTTAACTTCAAGCGCGTACAAATTTGACTTAAAGTTGAATACGCCTTGATATGTTACGGGTTTTATTGCCATAATTGCTTGCCTCCTATTTTTTAATAATTTCGGTCAAAAGTATTTTCTTAAAGCCGAGTTTGATTTTTGTATTTTCGCCGTTGCCGTCAAACGTGGTGTTTTTTTCACTTATCGGCAACGTTTTGTATAGTTGCCCTTCGTAATACAATCCGACTTTGGTATAAAGCGGATACGCCGAGAAGTCTATCGGGTCAAGCGTTATATTGTTATCAATAATAATATTGTCGACGTAACGGGCGTTGGCAAGTTCATAAACGGCATTAAATTGCGCGTCGGCTAAATACTCGGACTCAAACCATTTTGCCTTTACGGGATAAAGGCGGTTTGCGATGTTCCCGACCTCGTCCGACTGCACGATGTTATTATCCGCGTCGCGATAATAATAAATTGTCGCGATACTTGACGGGCGCGGGTCGCCTTCGTTTTCGGGCGTAAATTTGATAGTTGCAACCGCTTTATTTGTCGCCGTTGATGTGGTTGTTAATTCGTATATAAAGTCGCTTAAATCCACGTTTAACGCCGTCGTACACTTAACAAACGTAAAGACGATAACACCGCGGGCGACGTCGTAATAACTTTCAATGTTGTACTCGTAATATTTCAAATAACATTTCAAAAACGTATAAGCATTGACGAGTTGGTACGTTCCTTGATACGAGCCGTAAACGGTTGTCGTATCGGTGTTATCCGTCGGGATTGTTACTTCGACGGGGATTTTGTTTATTGTTAAATCCGAGCCGTTAAAAACAAGGTTTTTTATTTTGTTAAAGATTGCCGATAATCTGCCGTCAAACGACCCCGACGGAGTGTAATCAAGCAATATTTCGGTATCCCATAACGTCATAAAGTCAAGCCCATTGATTGTCCGTTTATTTGCGTCGGGCGTAATCACGTCGGAAAAACAAGCGTATTTATAATTACCGACGTCGTCGTTTAGGACGGCGATTTTTGCGTCGTTAATATCCTCGGCGCAAACGCCTTCAGCGGTAAACGAGTCGTTGTCATAAACGCGTAATGTCGCGTCGTACGTCGCGTGATTGACGTTTGTTATATGGTTTCGGTTTTCGTTATACAATGCAATATACATTATCCGCCGCCCCCTTAATCAAGCAAATATCGCTTGATTGATACGTCGATTTGCCCGTCGTCCGTAATTACCATATTTGACCCGATGTAATACTCGCCTTGCGGCAAATATAAAAACGATTGCTTTGTTTTATCCGTTAATCCGTATCCGTTCGACGTTACGCCGTCGGTCGTGGTTGTTATTTTTTTAGTCGTCGGGTCGATAACGATTACCGTACCGTCGACGTTGCCGACCGATAATTGTATTTGCGCGACAACTTCTTGCGTCGCAACCGTCTTGACATAGATTTGCACGTCGTTTGCGATATTCCCGCTTATGCGTATTACAATCGGAGCGTCGGCAAAAAACGTATTTTTGACGCGGACTTTGTCAAAAAAGCGTACGCCCGCAAATCCGAAAGGGAATTGCAAAGGAAACACCGCCGCGTTGTCTTTGTGTACAATTTCAAAGGTTGAGTCGATTTGTTCGTACCAATACGTTTGACGTTCAAATGTAAATGTTTCGACAAACAATCCGTCCTCGGTTGTTTCCGTCTTTGTTGCCGACTGCAATACAACATCGGCGTATTTGTCGGTTACGCCGTCGGCGTACTCAAATAAAAACGGCGATGTACCGCAAGCGGCTAAAAATGTAAGTAAGTTTTTGTAATTTGCATAACCGTTTGTACCGTCCGCGTTAAAATAAATTTTTAAGACAATCGGCTTGAAGTCGGGCGTAACGTTTACAAGGTGTTTTCCTTTGTCGCTGTCTTTGTATGATAACGCAAAAGAGTTGCCGAGTCCTGTCGGCTCTGCGGCAAGCGCGGTATTTCCGTTAAGGTCAAACGACGTTGATTTATTCGACGTATGTATTATAAATTTTCGCATTACATCGCCTCCGCAAGTTTAATATTGATTTGACGTACAAGATTGTCGACGTCGACTTCCTCGGCGTAATTTTGTATCGTAACCGTTACGTTTTGCGTCGTGTTTGTTGTACTGTTGTCGTAATTGTATGTATCGCCCGTAATTCCGCTCGTGTCGACGCTGTCGTATGTTTGGTCGGGCGATGTTATATCGGGCGACGTCGTGTCGGGCATTGTGGCGTCGGGCATTGTGGCGTCGGGTACTTTATCAAGCGCGCTCGTGTCGATTTTCAAACTTACATTACCGATACGCGATATATTTACGCCGAGCCACCCAAGCGAGGAATTTACGCCGTCGATAAGTGCGTTTATTTTTCCGATACACCAATTTATAGCCGTTTCGACTGCGCCGAGTACATAATTGATTATGTTGATTACAACAACAAACGCGCCGCGGACTATGTTTGCAAACGCCGTAAATAAAGGCGCAAGCCACCCAAGCAATACGCCGAGTGCCTGTAATGGTACGGACAATGCCGATAATGCGAGTTGCAACGGCAACAACGCAATATTGATAAGCGGCTCGATAAGTGAAAAAATCGCCGCGAGCATTTCAATAAACGGTTGCAACGCCGTTACGACAAGGTTAATCACGGTCGCAAGTATCCCGCCGAGTAGTTCGATTATCGGGCTTAAAAGTTGCATTAAGGTTGACAAAAGCCCCGTTATAACGTCAAGGACGGGTTGTAACGCGCTCCCAAGCGTCGCGACAAGATTGTTTATCGCCTCGCGAAACGCCTCGCATTTTGTGTAAAGCAAAACAAGGACGGCGACGATTGCGGCAATAATTAAAATTATAGGGTGGGCGGCAAGCGCGGATAATCCCGACATCAACTTCGGGATTATTTTGATAATGCTACCGACGCCCGTTGTAAGTTTCCCAATTACCACCAAAACGGGGGCGAGAGCCGCCACCACCAACAACGCCTTCAATGCAAATTCTTGTTGCGCGAGCGTTAAGGAATTAAACCACTCGGCAAGGGTTTGTAATTTTGGTATAATGTTGTTGCTTATCAAGTCCGCTATTGTCTGCATAATAGGCAATAACGACGCGCCGATTTGCGCGGCGACGTTCGATAGTTGCGTTTTGATTTTGTTTAAGACGTTGTCAAATTCGGCAAGAGCGGCGACCTGTTCGTCGGTTAGCGCGCCGAGTTCGTCGTATTCGTCGCAATAGGATTTGACCGCGTCCGTACCCGCGTAAATAAGCGGCAAAATATTGTTTGCGAGTTTATCGCCGAAAATATCATTTGCCGCGGCGACCATTTGCGTTTGGTCGCTCATATTCGATAAAGCGTCGACGATTGCGTAAAATTGCTCCTCGCTACCGTCAAACGAGTTAAAATCAAGTTTAAGGCTTTGTAATGCCGCCGCCGCGGTTGACGTTGTACCCGACGCGATGTCGGCAACGCCCGCACGGACTTTAACAAAGGCTTTGTATAAATCCTCCGCCTCGGTATCGGTTTGTAAGGCGACGTAATTAAACTTTTGCAAC